AAGCGAGTCGCGGGTAAACAAAAGGCCACCCTTATTGTATAACCTCAAGTTATTGGCCGCTGGAACGGCAGGGTCCGTTACCCTATCAACAAAATCATTCTGACGAGCCTTACCATCAAGCAAAAGCCCGTCTGTTTCAGAAAAAGCCTGTTGAATTGACAATGCCGCGCTTTGGGTAAGAAGAGAAAAAGCCAGTGAATTGATTGTGGCAGCGCCACCAACCGGCAAAATTGTACGCAAATCAGTGACGGCACCAGCCCCAGAAAGACCCGTGACCGCACTAACCAATAGGCTTGCAATCTCAATGTAGCCGCTAGGAACCGCAGGAGCCACTGGGCTTGCCGCTGGCGTACCATCAACAACTAAAAATTCGGCCTCCCAATCATTGGTGACAACCATATTTTGGTTGCTGATAACCGAAGTAGTAGCGTCCTTATATTTCCTTGATTCTGTGGCACCATCAACCCTGGCCGCCTTCATAACCACAAGGTCAATGCGGTCAAAAGAAAGGTCTGGCGGCGTCAGGTTGATGGTTGTGGGATTGGGGCGATAAAGAAGCCTTTTTTGTGGCTCTGGGTCGGTAACTGTTGCATCTGTCTGGAAACCAACCCCAGCATTAACAGACACCTGGGTAGGAGAAACATAACCAACCAAGAACCCATCGCTAAAAACCGCATCCTCAGCTTTTTGCAAAAGCTCATAAATAACGCGGTCATAAAGTTCTTTCTCAATGGTCGCGCCCATCTTGTTAAGGTCAGCAAAGACAAGCTCCTGACCATCATTAAATTGTCTCCTAGCCATTTAACTCTCCACTCTTTCGATAATCCGGTACAGTGTACCAAGAGCCTTGTTTTTGTTTACCGCCGAGACGATTAAATTAAACAATCCAAAGTCAGACTCATTTGTTCCCACGAAGTCCTCGCGGTCACAGAAATACTCCCTGTTACAAAAAGAATATGGGGCATGAACTTGCCTGTCCACTATGATTGAGAACGCATTCACAATGGGGTCAATAAGGACAACCCCGCGATTAAGATAAGTATCCACTGAAAGATAGTTGCCGCCATCATAGTCCTCAATGATGATGGACTCTCCAACCTGTAACAGCGCGTCAACAACTGCTTTAATAGCTGGGAGATTGGTCGTATTGCTGATTGTCTGAATTCTGGCGCAGAAAGATGGGTCCAGCTCTCCGCTTTCACGATAAACATTGCGCTCCCACCCATGCTCATCAAGAAAACCTTCTCCTGCCTGGCAAATGAAGGTTTCTTTTGCGTGTTCATCCAATGAGATTTCAAGACGCTCAAGAACTGCGGCCATGCCATAAATTACGGCCTCTTGATTTTCTGTCTGCTCAAACCACCACCCTGGCAGCCAGCCTTTTATTCTTTCAAACCATTCATCTTTGGTTTTTGCCATTAAATCACCGCCACCGTTCCTGGGATAACTTTGTCAGTTGCGGCGGCAGAAATGTTTCCTACTGGAACGCTAGTTATAAAGTCAGTAAGGTCATTGGTTCCAGATGGGCCCCAAATTGCCATAATGGCGAGCTTTGCCAGCCCCTTATCAAAGCCCGTCCCAACCGGAAGATCCCTAAGGTATTGCTCCATAGAGTCCACAATTAGCTGGGCGTCAGTCGATAAGGTGGCAAAGTTTGGTCCAGATGGATTCAAAACAATAGAAGCTGACCAGTTAACTGGCAGAGCAGTTGCCCCAATGGTATCAACCTTAACCCCGCAAGCCCGAACATACAAAATGGCATCATCTACGTTTTGGAGAAGCGCCAATGACGCAGTGCCATTGGCATCAGCAATAAACAGCCTGACCCTTGGAATACGAAAATAAGCCCCAATTGGGGCGTCCCCACCAATATCCCATTCTTTTACCGGAATTGCGTCCTCAATTGCCGTAGCTTGCTCAACCCCGGGAACATTAAGCGCCGACGCTTCTATGGCCGCCTTAGTAGCGCCCCTGAGCGTTTCAATCTTATTCCTAATAAATTCTCGATACTCTGCGTCATCTGCCGACTCTTCTCCACCAGTAAATTGAGCATTGTTTGTCACTACCACTGTAGGATCAGTCAGAGCCGATTCTAGCACTGTTATGGTGCCAGCCTGGACGTTACCATCGGACCCTGCCGATACGGCCTCCACAGAAGCGTTTATGCTCAATCCGGTCATGGTAACTTCGGTCTCGGTGGCAAATCTCTGCTCATTACCGTTTGAATCTTTTTCAGTCTTTACGATGGTTCCAGCCGGTATCGTTACATTTCCGGCATCCACAGTAGGGCGACTAAAAGTAACAACGCCAACAGCAGGACTGGCCTCAGGTCGCGCAAAAGAATCGCCAAAATGGTCAGTAGCCAAAAGCTCAAGATCATCAGACCCACCAGTTACCTCTGGTCCATTAGCAGTTGCGAAAAACGTCTTTGCGAACTGGTCAATAATCAATTTGCTTACTTCTTGGGCAGCTACACTAAACCCGCCACCAAGCGAATCCAACTTTGACCCGTCCTCAAAATCAGTCAAATCAGGATTCCTAGACTGGACCTCATTCTTGAATAGGTCATAAAGGTCTTGCTGGCTTGGTACTTGAGTCGCCATCAATCATTCTCCCGGAAAGGCTTAAATAATAGCTCCACTTCGTCGTAGCCAATCGCCTTTACTCTAACAAAAATTTTAACCGTTTCAGGCTTGTCGTCATCTACTGTTATTTTTATTCCAGTGACCGATTCTACCCTAAAATCAGACCCAAATTGCTCATCAATAACAGCCGCCAGACGCCTTTGATTATCCAGACTATTGAGCGCATTGGCAAAATTCTTAATCCCAACACCATAATCAGGGCGATGAACTAGACTCCCTGGCTGGGTAATAAGCCTATGGTAAAGGGCCTGTTGTAAGTTATTGAGCCCATCCACTTCATCCAAGTCGCCACTTGGAGATTTAATCAAATCAGCTTTGTGGGCCAAATCCTTTAAATATGTCTCTTTAATATCGGCCATTAACTAACCGTCCCTGTTACGTTTTGAGTACCACCTTGCGGGTCCGGGCCGCTTGCCGTAACCGTAGCATTTTGTTGGATCTCATCAACAACAGCTTTGGCTATGGCATTAGCAAACTTTTGAAGGGTCGAGGCGTCAGCAGGGGCACCAAACTGGTTAATAATCTCCGCCTGGATCTTTGTTGCTAAACTGGACTGACTCATTGCCATATTACTTTTCCGTCTTACTTAAGTCCGAAAGCATCACACTATCGTCAACCGGGCTGGACTTGATTGCCTGATATTGACTCGCCTGCTGCGGTGGAGCTGTCGGATAGCCAAGGTTCCCAATATGGGTATGGGCCGCATCAATCCCCAAATGCTGGCTATAAGCCGTCTTGAACGTGTCACCAAGAACAAGCCGCTCATTACCAGGGTTATCTCCTCGCACCAGGTTAACCTCAACCGGGCTGGATAAAAATGCCTTTTTTCCTGGCAGGGCCTTTAAAACAAGGTGGCCATCAATTGCCTGAAGGGGAATTTTATCCTCTCTACTTGTGCATCTTCGCACAATATAGGCATCATTTTCGTGGCCATCTAAATAGCCAACAATCACCATGTCATTAACGCTTGGGAACTGGAAAATTCCAGCCTCAGGGCCAACAGCTTCCCAAGATAGAGTACAAATCATGTTGATATTATCTGGAAAGACAAGAACCTTGGCTTTTAAGTATGATCTATCCTTGGCCACGCTCAATTGCTTAATCACGCCAACGGCCAGATGAAGTCTGTCATCCTTAAAAACTTCTCGAAGATCCTCAAGACCAAGTGATTTATTGGCCATTCAATGACCTCTCAACCAAGTTCTGCGGTATTTCCACAAAATTGATAAACCCAAGCTCCATTTCAAATCCATTTTCATTGCTAAGTCTAAAAGTTACTGACTTCGTATAAAATGGAGTATCAAATCTTGTTAGCGCCTCGGCTAAGGCATCCGCTATTTGGCCGCGCTGACCAATATAACCTCTGCTCCTAAGGAAAGCCGCAATGGCTTTGCGACGCCCATCAATACTTTCGGGCGTTTCTTTATCTTTTTGCCTCTCTCTTGCAGCCGGAGGGAGTAGCTTGTTCAAGCCCTCAATATCGCCCTGATCTATTCTAATCTCTATAGGGGTCCCTATTCTGAATTTTGTGGCATCAAAAAACTTATCAGAAGGGCTCTGAGATTCTGGGCTAAAAATCTTCATTTCTTTGGTACTGAGCTTGCCCTCAATTTGCTGCCTCCCAAGCTCCTCAAAAATCTTTTCGCCAATCTTTATAAGTTGCTCTTTGTTAGAAATATCCTGGGATACTTTAAACGTAATATATGGGGCAGTTTCACCCTCTGGAGCCGTCTCCCCATGCTCTGTGTTTTCCGGGCCAGCGGCCTTAACGACCGGCAACTTTATTTCAGCCCTACTTATACCAATATCTTTTGCCCATTCTT